AATGAGCGGCACAGTCGTACAGTTAGGAAATGGTAGTAATGGGAAAGGGTTTACATTCGTTTATTCCCCGCAAATATCTTTAGGCACAATGAGTGAAGTTGAAAATATCATTGCGCCTGCTATCGAGAGCATCATCTATCGTCTGCAATCTGACAATCAGGTAGGATTGTAATGCCTGACAATCGCTATGGTGTTTTCAGGTATGGCACAAGCAATAAATATGGTGCGTCATCTCTGACAACTGAAAGCGTTCTGGCATGGGCAATAGAAGTAGATTGGGATGGTGATGGTTTATTCGATGGAACGAATGAAGCATTTTATCTAATCAAAGCGCCGTCAATCAAACGTGGTCGTAAAACAATGATAAAGCCCTCAGGTCAAGGCTTTGAATCAGTCAGAACAGGTCAAGCAACTATCACGTTATCAAATCATGATGGACGGTATGATGCATGGAATGCTTCTAGTCCATTGTATCCGAATGTTGAAAGCGGGAAAGATATTCGCATTAGAGTAATGGATAGAAGCACAGGAACGATTTACAAGCGTTTCTACGGCATTATCCAAGACATCGCACCTTCTGGTTATGGCAAAAATGCTAGAGTCACTTTACATTGTGATGATGCTATGCGAGTATTGAGAGATACAGAGATACTAGCGAAAAGAACGTATCCAGATGGAACACTTGCACCCGTGTCTATTTCAGCCTGCATAAATGAATTACTTGATAAAATACAATGGCCTACACGATGGGGACGTAATATCGATTCGAGTAGTTATGGTGTTAGATACTGGTATTCATCGGGTGAAAGAAACGTTGCAACCGAATTAGAAGATTTAGCATTATCGTTCTTTGGATATATTTTCATTACTAATGACGGGAAAATACGCTTCATCGATAAGTTTAGTAATCCATCATCTGGCATTACTATAACGCAGTCAAAAATGCTAAAGGATATTGGCAACCCGCAACCCTGGACAATCCGTAGACAGGTTGTGAAAATTAGATTTCATGTGAGGAAAAGAGCCGATGATACAACCGTTTGGCAACCATTAGATAGCGATTCACCCATTGAATCAAGCGGGACTAAATCACTTGTCATCAGTTATAACCATGACGGCTATCCTGTTTACCTTGAAGATTTTCAATCAAACATTGTTTATTCGCGCTCACCATACATTCTTGATGATTCTGGATTGACGGTAACTGCTACATTGACCGATTACGGTAGTAAGGTTTTCGCAACGTTCGAAAATCCAAACTCGGATGTTGTCTATTTATATCCTACTACAACATATATCAAAGGCGATATTACATGGACGGAACGTACAGATTCCATTTCCAGTCCACGCGATCCATCTACGATTGTAAATCCACGCTCATTGGTATTGGACAGCTTATGGTATCAAGATAGAAATCAAGCGTATGACTTTGTCGACAATTATCAGGATTTCATTTCTCTATTACATCAAACGCCTATCGTTCAGCTTGAAAATAGATTTGATGAACAATTCACGCCTGAATTATTCGATTTGATATTGATGTCAATTGTCAAGCTTGGAGTAAGCTTCAATGGGTATAGAATTGGTGCAATCGAAGATGAAGCAGTTGGAGAAACCACACAGGCAGTTAGGACAATATTCTATATAGAGCCGCGTGTGGATGACCTTATCTCAAACATGGGGTTTTGGTCAGACGCATTGAATGAATGGGATTGGGATGATGTCAATTGGGGATGGTAAAGGATGAATTATGGCTTATGTACCTCTATCTACTGTAACGGCAAGTACGCCAATTCTGGCTTCATGGGGTAATCAAGTCAAAGATAATTTTGCCGCTGGTGTACCAGATATTTTTACAACTAAGGGAGACATAGCGGCGGCAAGCGGCAATGATGCTGCTGCACGTTTGGCAGTAGGCACAAATTATCAATTGCTCGAATCGTTATCGACTGCAACTCTGGGCGTGACATGGGGTAGTGGCGTGTTCGCAGTTGCAACTGGAGGCACGCAATCTATTCCAGACAACACGAATACGAAAGTACAAATCAATACTGTCTCAATTGATTCATATAGTTTTCTGGATGCTGTCAATTATCGTTTGACAGTTCCTGTTGGATTTCCATCTCGTTATTACATCGTCGTAGCATATGGTGAGTTTGCTGCCCATGCGACCGCAGGGAAACAGCGTGAAGTGCAGATCTATAAGAATGGCGGCGGCGTTATGGTGCAAGCCACTAACCAGGAGGTAAGCGGAACACTATCGACAAGGATTGCAGCAGTGTCTTTCCCGATCCTGCTTGATGCGACAAACTATGTCGAGATGTGGTGCTTCCATCAGGCCGGAGCAAATCTAAACATTGGAAATAACTCTCTCGGATTGTTCATGATAAGGTAACTATGGCTGATTATCCAAATTCAATTCCAACTTTTACAACCCTAACTGATAATGTCGATGATGTATTAGCATCGCATCAGAATGTACCAAATGGGGAAATCAACGCAATCGCTACGGAACTGGGAACTAATCCCAAGACAATCACTGACGCTACCTCACCCGCCGCATCGCCGTCATCTGTAGCTCAATACCTCGATATGGTTGCAACTGCTATCAAAACGATCACCGGAGCTGCAAACTGGTACACAGTCGCAGCAGCGGTCATGAAAAGTATCGGTACGACTAAAGGCGACCTCATTGTATTTACTGGAAGTGGTACGCCTGTCCGTCAAGCTATTGGTACAAATAATCAGGTATTGACTGCTGATAGCGCACAAACGAATGGATTGAAATGGGAAAGCATAGCTAGTGCTGTATATTCACCTGGTCATCTAAAAGGTTTGACATTATCCAACAATGGTACGGACCCTACAAATGACATCGATATAGCTGTTGGAACTGCAATTGATTCGACTGATGCCGTCAATATTGTTTTAGCGGGTGCATTGACGAAACGATTAGACGCTGCCTGGGCGGTTGGAACAAACCAGGGAGGATTGGATACAGGGTCAATAGCAAATACTACCTATCACATCTGGCTCATCAAACGTTCAGATACTGGCGTCGTGGATGCGTTATTCAGCACATCAGCCAGCGCGCCAACCATGCCCGCGAGTTACAACTATAAACGGCGCATTGGCTCAATTATGCGCGTGGGTGGTGCGATTGTAACTTTCGTGCAAACAGGTGATTATTTCAGACGTAAAGCATCTATATTAGATATTGATGTCAGCAACCCTGGAACCGGTGCGGTGACGAGAACCTTATCAGTGCCAACGGGAATCAAGATCAAAGCACTTATGAACTTGCGTCTGGAGTGCGGTGCGGGCACCGGGACGAATTGTTTGCTCTCTGACCTGGACGCCAACGACGAGGCACCTTCGGGTACCGCCGCACCATTGGGAAATCTCAATGTTCCCGCGAGTGGTTTTCAAAACATCGTTATCGAAATTATGACCAACACATCTGCACAGATACGATCCCGCAACAACGCGTCGGATGCAAATACGTTGCTCAGAATTGCAACATTGGGTTGGGAGGATACACGCGGAAGATTGGCATAAAACCCAAATACTGAGTATCAAGTTATAAATCCGAGTGCATTGACTCGGATTTTTGCTTGTATGCTATACGCAAATCTCCCTTGACGAAATGTACATTTGTACATTATACTGTTGTCAACGTTTGAAAGGAAATTGACCAATGGAAGAAACACCTAAAGAAGAGTTTGCAAAGATAAGCGTGAAGGCCAATATCAAACAAGAGATCGATGTCATCGCTGCCACTGAGCGGCGTTTTGTATATGAGGTGGTTGAGGACATGCTAAAACTTTATAAGCATGTCGTTATCAGGAAATCCCAAAAAATCCGCAATGGAAAAAAGGGCAAAACTGATCTCCGCGCGCTGGATACAAAAATTATACGTGAAGAATTATTGACCTTACTGACCTAATAAAAGCGACAAACCATCTCGTGAAAGATGGTTTGCCTGGAGCAAACGTGGCATTTATTAGCCAACGTTGCAAATTATAACCTAATGGAGCAAACGCAATGAACGAAAATACACCTACCCAAACAAAAACGAAATGTCCCTGTGGCCGGCCCAACGCCACTGAAAAAGAACATGCTGCCGCACATGTGGCTGGTAAATGTTCTTTTTGTTTTGATTTCAGTAATTATGTTGAGACTGTTGTCCTGAAATCGGTGCAATCATGACCACCGAAACCATCCGCACTGTCACCCCTGAAATTCACATGCACAATATCCGGGCACGGATTGCACTACTGACCCTGAGAAGTATTTCCCGGTTGCTGACCATTGAAGAGATACAGGAACTCAAAGAACTGCACGACAAACTCACACAACTAGAGAAGCAATCATGAACGAACATCGCGTGAATTGGAAGGCAGAATTATCCAAACAAGCACAGGAACGAGCGAACAAGAGACAGAGTTTATTGATTGCTCTCGAAGAACTACGCAAGGAAATCCGGTTCACTGGCAGGAACTTTGAAAGATATGATGCATTGAAAGCAAAGCAACGTGAAACTATCGCTCAGTTGGCAACCTTATGAATACACTCACAAAACGCTACATTACCAAACTTCCTGAACATACATCCGACCTTCGCGAACTGCAATGGTGCGTCGAGAATTGGCAACGGTCATACGCAGAGGCCGGATCACAGAAAGAACGTGCCTGGCGATTGTACGGGGAGGCAATTGAAAATGGCGAATCGCATGAAATGATTGAACAACGATACGTTGCCGGGGTAATGTACGAGGCGATTTGTCAGGAAACACGGCGCAAGTGGGAAAAGGCCAAAGCGCATTTGTTGGCATTGTTGAATTGATACTCAGTATGGAGGTTATATCGAACAAACATTATTTCACCGACCCTGTGCAACTAATCAAACTAATCAACTACTCAATTAGAAAAGGAAAAACATCATGTTAGAAGAAAAAATTCAAGATCCGTTCGATGCCGCAAGCAATCCTCCGGTGCAAACTTATGACTTGTTTGGCAAAGTCGAACTTTCCGCTTGGGCGTGCGCACTGGTAAAGGGACAAGGGAAAGTTGCTTTTGATCCCAGTGTTCACGAAAAACGCTTTACAGCGATTGATATTTTCATTTAGCCCTTGGCCGAAATGGACGTTAAATACCCCAAGATGTTGGAAGATCATCCCATTGCCGAATCCCGCGAATGGGCAAATATCACCCTCGCATCCATCAAGGCATTGGGAATCAACAATGTGCGCGAAGTTAATGACCGATGGGCACGCGTGACTCGTGTTCCCAATGGTAAGAAGTATGAGAAGAAAGACACCTCGGGCAATCCCACTGGCGAAATGCGTGACGAAACCACATTCAAATTCATCACACTCTATGCTGATGAGAATGCCTGTCGTGCTGCTTGTCTCGCCGCCGGTGGAACTCCGTCCAATGGAAACAATGCACCTCAACCTGTGACACCGAACGCGGAAGATACCGAACGTGCAACCGCGTACCAGTTTCTCAAGGTCATTGTTTCCAATGCTGCCCGAGGCAAGGCCACATTTGCAGAAGCTCAGGAAGCGGTTGGACTGGCATTGCAACAGTATCCGACTGTTGCAAAGTTCTATCTTGCCAATTCGGTGGAAACTGGCGAACTCATCACCGAGACCACCAATTTGCTTCCATTCTAAGGTGACATTCATTTTTAGTGGAGTGGGATTCGGAAGTCCCACTCCAAAGCAATTATTCAGGAATTATCCAATGGCAACCAAAGAAAAGAAAATCAAGTTCCAAGATTACAAGAACTATCCGCCTGAGATCATGCAGGCTTGTCGCTTTCGAGACGCCTATGACGATGAGCCAGATGGTGCGTTTTTTGGAATTGCAGAAGAACATAGTTTGTATGAGGCACTTATTGCAATGGCTGAATGGGAAGATGAAAACACGTACCATCCAGGTAAATAACAATGGCAACAACTCGCTATTCCCAAATGCAAACAATGCCACTGCAACGAACGAAGATTTTGATTATCGTTGCAAAGAATCCTGCTTGGTGTCACCGATGCAAAAAGGACGTGATGCCGAATGTTATCGTGTCTGGGTTTGTGTCTGGCGCATTGAGTGTATGTTCAAAGTGTCATAGTGTCATCCAGGAGAAAAGATGATGACAATCATAGCCTTGACCATTGCAAATACTGAACCAGATTGGATAAAAAATCTCCCGTTCGGTGGCGTGCCGAAAATGATCGACCACGATCCGAAAGCATTTGATGTCACTGCGTTGACGGATGACGGATGCACGCTGGTATTTGAGCGCAAGACTGCAACGGATTTTTTGAACACTCTGAAAGAAGAACGTCTGTTTCCACAACTCGCGCGCATGACCGAAGTTCGCAATACTCAACAGGCATTGGGTGTCCCTCTCACCTACTGGCCGTATTTGGTAATAACAGGTTCATTTCTTCCCGGTCCCAATGGCAAAGTAGTTGCCGATGGACGGGAAACAGGATGGGGCTTTGCCAGTGTGATGGGAGCAATACTCAGTATACAGGAGTTAGGTGTGTTCGTGGTGTTTTGCAATGGTGATATGGATTATGAGGATTGTATTATCCGCATTGGCAAACGTGATCGAGACCCACAAACGAAAATTCTTGCACCCAGACCAGCACGCGCACTTGGCCCGAAGATAGATTTTCTGACAGGCATATCGGGTATCGGCGTGGAACACGCACAAAGTATTTTGCAATGGGCAGGTGACAATGTTGGTCATGCACTGGTAGGACTCACTGATATGGAAATCAAGTCACCAATCGGACCGGCATTGCGGAAGCGATTTCGTAACCTGCTGCAATTGCAAGACTACGAGAGTTTGGAAATTGTCGGAACGCAAATGATTGAACCTATTGTAGAAGGAAAACCCCATGCCAACTAAAAAACCAACCCAACCCAAAGAAGAAATTACAGCCATCGTACCTACTGCCGCAACGCGGGAACTCACACCCGGCATTTGGGCAATGATAGAACGAATGGCCCCCGTAATGTACAAAGCGCATTTGTTCGGAGTGCAATCACCTGAACAGGCGGCCGCGGTAATGCTAAAAGGCTATGAGCTTGGATTGAGTATTACAGCCAGTTTTGAGTTTGTGCAAGTGATTGATGGAAAGCCCGCGCTGTCACCACGTGGTGCAATGGCACTCTTACTGAGTAATCCATCTGTGGGAAAGATTGATATCAAACGTCTCACAGATTCCAAAGGTTTTACCGGCTATGAATGCACAATGACCCGCGCAAACAATGGACACACGCACACTTCCAAATTCTCTCTTGAAGATGCTCAACGTGCCGGACTGATGAAACCGAATTCGGGATGGGCAAAGTATCCTGAAAATATGTGTCTATGGCGCGCGATTGGATTCGCTGCTGATGTCGTTTTTCCCGATGTCACCGCGGGAATGACAACGTTGATGAAAGCTCCCGAAATGTACGGTGTGGCACTGACTGAAGGCGGAGATGTGGTGGATTTAACACCCGTCACTGTGAACACCGATCCG